CACTCATGTGGCAGTTAGCAAGATGCAAGGGCAAGACCGAACTGTTCTTCGCCCCCTTCGGGGAGCGTGAACCCGCCCGACTCGTTCGGGAAGCGGAGGCACTCGCCCTCTGCGCCACCTGCCCGGTGCGTCAGCAGTGCGCCGACGCGAAGGGCGACAACGAGGGAATCTGGGGTGGGGTCATCTGACCCCACCCACCACCCCGGCAAGATCAAATACCCAACCCAGAAAGGAAACCCCATGAAGAGCATCACTGTCAAAGACCGTGAGTACCCGATCGAGGAGGTCGAGGTCCCGGAGGGCACCCTGCGATTCGTCATCGCCACGGTGCGGTTCGACGACGACGACGAGGAGTTCGGACAAGTCCGCATCGCCCTCGGCACCGAGTTGGACGAGTTGATCACCCTCGGGGTGAATCCCGTGTCCGACGAACTCCGCCGACTGGACGAGTCCGTTTTCTTCTACTGCGAGGACGCCACCGAGTTCATCGACCTCGCCGTGAACCCGGTCGCCGGTATGGAGTGGCGAATCGTCTGACCGGCTGGACAGGCTCCCCTGCCACTGCTAGACTCAGTGGTGGGGGAGCAGTCCCCCCACCTACTACCAACAGAAAGGAACCCGATGAACCGCAAGAAGTGGAACGAGCAAGATCGATTTGCTTTCGCTACCCAGCGTCTGCGAGCATCGACGATGCCGAACAAGAAAGCACAGGCTCGCAAGAGTGCCTGTCGAAAGTGGAGGGCAGAATGAACTACTACCAAATCCGGGCGCTCGTCCGAGTCGTGTTCTGGGGAGCGGTCCTGTTCCTCGCCGGCACGGGGTGCGCGAAACTGGTCGAGATGGCTAGCCTCACCGCCGACAACCCGTGCGCGGTGAACGTGAACCGTGACTTCACATGGACGACAAACGCGCCACTCAACATCGACCTGTGCGATCACCCCGAGGGGATCATGCTGTTCGATGACGGCCACTGGGAATGGGACTACGAGGGATAGGAGGCCTCGGCCCAACCAGGGCCGGAAGCCCCGCCTCGATCATTGTAACGACACATCGAGGTCGTAAGCCCCGCTCACGCTGGTGACCAGCGGGGCTCGAGGGCCGGCAGAGAATACGGGGCTCTCGCCCACCGCGCGTATCCTCGCTCGCCGTGAGCGCGCGTATCGCCAGACCGGCGCGTATGTACGGAACCGGCTGAAACCGCGCGTATCCCACCGGCTCGTCCTGTCCTATCTATGCCCCCCAACCTAGCAGACCGAGCCACGGTAGGCACAAGAGCAGGGGTTTCGGTGCGTTTGTCCTGCTAGATGGCACGATTTGACTCGGCTCCTTAGGGCTGATAGGTTCAGGTTTGTCGGCAACACCGCCGACCGAAGCAAAGGAGCCACCATGCTGTGGAGGCAGGTACTCACCACCATCCAGTCCGACGACCTGAGCGTCTGCCCGCCCGACCTGCGGGACGAGATTCGTCAGGCCTGTGACGAACTCATGGCCGTGAACGTGGGCGAACGCACCACCAGCGTCGGACTCACGACCCGTCAGGTGTTCGACCTCGCCCGTCGGTTCGCCACCTCGCCCGACCTCCGTGAGGAGTCGCTCATCTGGAAGCGGCACATCATCCGGCACTACTGCTGGGTCTACCGCCGACCGATTTGACAGTCCCCTCTACCCCTGATAGGTTCAGGGGTGGAGGGAACACCACCCACCACCAACCCCGAAAGGAAGCCATGCCCACCATGCCCATGCCCACCCTGTCCCCCGAGGCCGACGCTCGGCTCGTCATGCCCCGAGCGTACCTCGCTCAGGCTCGTTCCTACTGTGCCGAGGTGTACGCCGACGCTGACTCCACGCTCACCGAGAAGTGGGAGGCCTCAGCCCTGCTCGCCACGGCGGAGAGCAACTTCCGCACCGCCCTCACTCGGGAGTTGGTGGGGCGATAAGCCCCACCCACCCCGAACCCATCTCACCAACCCAGAAAGAGAGAAACCCATGACCACACTCACCCAGTCAGTCATCGACTACCTGAACGCCCGCAAGGCCTGCGAGGAAGCGGAGCAGGCGAAAGCCCGAGCCGAAGCCATGCTCCAGCAGGCCTACGCCAAAGCCGGCGTGGACTTCGCAGTCGTGGACGGCACGAAGGTCGCCATCGTCAGGGGCGAGCGTCCTAAGTACGACCCGACCCGACTGGCGGAACTCGTCACCAGCGAGGTGTTCGCCAGCGTCACGAAGCAGGAAGTGGACGGCACGAAGTGGAAGGCGGCTCTGACCCTCGGGAACATCGCCCCCGAGGTGGCGGAAGCCGTGACCACGCTGACCACCTACCAGCAGGTGCGAGTCAGCAAGGTCTGACCGAGGGACGGGGGGCGAAAGCCCCCCACCCTCCCCCGATTTGACAGTCTCCCTTACCCCTGATAGATTCAGAGGTGAGGGGAAACCCCAACAGCAGAAAAAGGAAACCATGACCACCATCACCCAGATCGCGAGCACGATCGACGAACTTGTCCACCGAGAGTTGGGCGACAACCAGTTCGACATGTACAGTCGCCTGTATGTCACCGACCCCGATGGGGCTTGGATGATCGGACAGTCGCACGACCCGTACGACATGTTCGACGGCGACACCGCCGTCACGCGCCCCCGTGGGGCGACCGCCGTGGGCTTCGTGTGTACGGGCTGGGCGGCTCCGATCACGGACACGCCCACGGACACGCCCCCGAGCCAGAGTCCTGATCGTATCCGAGTGCGAATCACCGTCGCCTACAACGGCTCCGAGTGGACGACCGTAATGCGTCGCGAGGGCGAGAACACGCCGGACATCATGGAGGAAGCCGGAGCAGGCCCGCTTGCCGACGCAATCGAGTTCTGGTGGGCAGAGGCCGAGGTCGCCTTCTGACCCACTCCGAGGCTGGGGGGCGCAAGCCCCCTAGCCACCCCAACATCAACTATCACCCCGAGAGGAACACATGAACATCACCATCACGACCACCACCGAGACCCTTCAGAACATCGAGACCCTGCTCTGGGACTACGAGCGAGCGCTCGATGATCACCTGTACCGAATCTTCCCCGAGGCCTCGACCCGTCAGGCTCTGAACGACATCCACACTCTGCGGGCCGACCTGAACCGAATGATCGGTCAGGCCGAGCGTCAGATTCTCGCCAAGCAGTGATCGAGGTGTAGTCCCCTCAGGCTTGAGCGTCCCACTTACCGAGTGGGCATCGGGCCGAGGGGACACGCACCTTGAGTGGCATCACGCACCCGCACTCACGGCACTGGCTCAGCGCATTGAGTCGATCGCAGTCCATACAGATCGCGAGCCGGCTCTCCTTGACCTCGTGTGATACGCGCACCCAGGGCAGTCGAAGAATGTCGAGTGGTGTCGCGTCGTCGTCCATGGAAGCCCCGCTTACTACAATAGCAGCAGAGCCCCGCGTGCATTCGTTCTGCCGGGGCTGCAGCGCGCGCGATCGCGCGTATCTCAGGATCGGCGCGTATCCCTGGGGCCGACGAGATTGGCGCGTATCTCCACCCTGCCGGCCCCATCTATGAAGGGCCGGCCCGGCCCCCTATCTATGGCCGGCCCCTATCTATAGGGCCACGGTTGGCACATGGCCGGTTTGACACCGACCCTTGGGACTGATAGGTTCAGGTTTGTCGGCAACCCCGCCGACTCAGAAAGGAAACCATGACCACCGACACCTGCGAACACTGCCAGGAAGAGCAAGGCCACTACAGAAAGTCGTTCGACACTGTGCTCTGCGACGAGTGCTTATGCGCTTGGGCAGACGGAGTGCGCGAGCGCGAGCGCGACCTCGACTGGGGAGACTGACAACCATGCACACCATCAACCTCCGCGCTGGCGACAACTACCTCGTCCTGACGGACGACGAGAGCAACTTCGTGGACTTGTTCTACAACTACGAGCAGGCCCAAGAAGTTGCCAACCTGATCCTGGAGGAAGGCTCCAGCAAAGTCCAGGTCATCAGGATCACCCTCTGACCAATCCCGGCCGGGGGCGCAAGCCCCCGGCCACCAAACAGAAAGAGAAACAATGGGACACCAATCAGCAACCGAGATGGCAGGAATGCCGATCAGCCTCGAACAGCAACTCACGTGGCACCTCACGTCGAACCACTACCCGCCGGTTCCGCTCAGCATGATCGAGCCGTGCATGAAGGCCATCGACGCGATCGTCATGGACGAGCCGAACACGCTCATCGAGTTGCCGGACGGAATCACCTACCGTGACTCGACTCACGCGCCGGCGTGGGCGATCGCGGAGGGTCACCACCTCCAAGCGTTCATCGACTCCTGCTTCGACGAGTACGAAGACTGAGTTGACAACCTCCCCTGCTACTGTAGATTCAGTAGCAGGGGGCCCAACCCCATCAAACAGAAAGAAGGAATCATGTCCGACCACATCCAGCGCATCCAGCCCATCCTGCCCAACGGCGCGATGTTCTCCATCGTGGAGTCGTTCGGCCGCAAAGAGGTGGCTGTTCTTCAGAACGACGAGTTCGTCTCGCCCACCGAGTGGGCCGACATCGACACCGGCGACGACATCGTACGCCTGTCCGACGTGGCCGACGAGTTGGCCGTGTACCTCATGAAGGCCATCTCGTGGGGCCTCAACAACACGGAGGTGGCGCGATGAGCCTGGGCGCGCTCGCACAGGACATCCTCGACGACAAGTGGGTTCTCTGCTCGATCACGGAGGCTCTAGAGCACGCGCTCGATGAGCACCTGATCGACAGGACCTACCTCGTCTACGACGAAGCCGGCGACAGCAGGCCCGCCACGGACATCGAGTTTCTCATGGCGGTTCAGGAGATACTCGTCGCGCTCAATGCCGGCGCCATCGGCGACTCAGCCGTAGCATGAGGTGAAGGGGGTCAGGGCAACCTGGCCCCACTCGCCCGCCCACCATCTGGGCTAGAGCCCCGTCCCCATACGAGGGTCGAGAGCCCCGCGCACATCGCTAGATGCGGGGCTGCCGAAGCAAATAACTAGCGGGGCTGCCGGCCAAAACCGCGCGTATCAAAACCGCGCGTATCAAAACCGCGCGTATCCCAGGATGGCGCGTATGCCGGCACAGCGCGTATGCCCTCGCGCGTGCGCACGGTGTGCGTATGTGCGTGCGTGCGCCCGTTCCTCTCTCCCTCCACCACCTCGGCCCGATTTGACAGCGACCCCTGGGGCTGATAGGTTCAGGGTTGTCGGGGAGAACGGCTCCCCAACAAGAAAGGAGCGCACAATGCGCTGGAACGCAAGCACTCAGGACGTGGTGGACCACCTCGTCTTCTCAGGAGCGGACACGTACGACTGGTATCGCCAGTTGGATGTGGACGGCGACGATGCCATCACCATCGGGATGGACGATCCGAACGACGAGGACGGTGCCATCTTCACGACGATGTCGGCTACCGCCATCCGCCGGCTGGCGGAGCAGTTCGTCAAGGAGGAGAAGCCCGGCTACCGGGTTGTCGCCCGGGCGATCCAGGACGACGACTTCGATTCGGACGCCGCCGACGTGGTCCTTCAGTGGGCTGTGTTCGGGACGCTCGTCTACGGCTGATTTGACTCAGCCCCCTGCCACTGATAGATTCAGTGGTGGGGGGCAACCCCACCAACAACAGAAAGGAAACCCAATGAACATCCTGTTCATCCACGACGACTCCGAGCGAGGACTCGTCAATGTCCGCAACCTTGCGCCCGAGCACATCGACATCAACTCGATGGTCGGCGGTTGGTTCGACTGCGTACGGTCCCGTGACGGTGCGATCGTCGGGTACGTCAATGACACCGGCTTGACCGATGGCATGGCGCCCAACCTCGTCGCATCGCTCCTGTTCGCTCGTCCGCTCTACGGTCCCTGCGTGGTCGTGGGCGGTCTCAACGAAGCCGGCGAGTACGACGGCGACAACCACGACGTGCCGGAGAGCGTCATCCGGGGAGTGCTCCCGCTGAACGACATCTTCCGGATGCGGCCCGAGTCCACCACGGTCTGATTTGACCGCTCCCCCTGCGCCTGATAGATTCAGGTGTGGGGGGAGAACAACCCCACAGAGAGGAACCCATGACGAAGTTTTACATGGTCGAATACATCGTCCGTACCTACGTCCACGCCGACGACTCAGATCAGGCGCGCGAACTGTCGGCACGAATGCTCGACGAGAAAGAAGCACGAGGCGAACTCGCCCGCGAGTGTGTCGAACTCGACTGGTTCGAGTTGGACGAAGAAGGAGAGATGATCTGAACCATGTTCCGTGAACCAATCGAGGAGCCAGAGATGACCAAACTCAACCCCCAGGAGCGAGCCCTGCTCATCCTGAACAACGCCAAGCGTGACATCACCAACATCATGGCTCTCCCCATGGAGGACTACGAGGTGATCGAACGGCAACTACGTGACTCGATCGCGTGGCTCATGTCGGGAAGCCGGCACAGGCCTCTGATCCGCGTCGCCTTGACAAAGGGCGAAGAGCCCTTCTAACATCAACCAACAGCAACACCCACCTATAGAAAGGAACTACAAGTGGAAGCAACAGAAACCAAGAAGAAGATCACCGATACGAACCTCGATGAGTTTAAGCACCGAATGGGCACCATCGACGTGGAGGGACTGATCGTCTCGATCACCGTGACGGACGCTCGATTCCGCTACGGACACATCGACCTTAAGGTCACGCCCATCTCGGGCCGTGGCGAGCGTTGGGTCGAGAGCACCAAGGTGACTCTGATCTAATCAGAACAGAGTTAGAGACATGTCAGGGGGGTTGTCTTTCAGATCAACACAGGTCTGACAGGCAACCCCGCCGATCATCTTCAGCATCTTCACATCGCCGGCATTGAGTTTGCCCTTCTTCGTGATGCGGGTATAGCCCTCGATGCGCAGCCACACGTCCTTCTCAATCCGAAGAATGTCGCGGCCACACAGGTCGCACTGATACAGCGGGGGAAGATGTCCGTCCATCGCTCAATCGTATCGAAGCCCCGCACTCAACTCAAGACGGAAGCCCCGCTTTCCCAGGGGAGGAGTCTGTCTAGCGGGGCTGCGAATCGCTCGATCCTTACGGGGCTGCGGCGCGTAACCGAGGCCCTCGACGCCGGCCACCAACCGCGCGTATCCGACACCCGAGCACCGCGCGTATCCTGAACCGCGCGTATGCGCACGCACGGTAGGCACATGGGCGCGTATGCGCTCGCGCGCGCGTGTGCGTGTTCCTCTCTCCCCCCTCCACGGAGCGTCGATTTGACACGCTCACTACGGTCTGATAGGTTCAGTGTTGTCGGGGAAACCGACACCCCCGAATCCCCTCCACGGAGCGTCGATTTGACACGGCACACTGTGGGTGATAGGTTCGGGGTTGTCGGGGAAACCTGACGCTACCTACTACAGAAAGGAATCATCATGATTTGTCGTTCATGCGACACGCCCGCAGTGGGCAAGAGTGCCTACTGCTCCACTCACCGCGCCGAGGCACGGGCCGCGTGGAAGGCCAAGATCAGCGACGAGGCCGAGGCCCGCAAGGCCCGCAAGGCCGGTCACGCCGAACTCTGGTCGCGCGCCGTTCAGGCCGGTATCAAGGCGTGGCACGAAGCCATCCCCACCCCCATGCTCGTGGGCACGGCGAAGGGTCTGTTCGACGACTCGTTCGACGAGACCAAACCCGTGTACCACGTGAGCGAGGGCGTGTGCGGTTTCGCGTCGCTCGTCGTGAAGCCCGCGAACTCGTCGTTCGCTCACTGGCTCAAGGCCAACGTGCGCACGAGCAAGCACTACGGCGGTGGCCTCTCCGTGTGGTCGTCCGTCATCGTGCCGGAGGACGCGCGCAGTCAGTCCTACGAGCGCAAGGACGCGGCCATGCGCGCCGTGGCCGAGGTGCTCCGCGAGGCCGGTATCAAGGCCTCGTGCTGGAGCAGGCTCGACTGAGCGAGGGCGGGGGGCGCAAGCCCCCCACTCCCCCTCGATTTGACAGACCCACCTACCGCTGATAGATTCAGTGGTGGGAGCAATACCCCAACCAAGAAAGAGGAACAATGACCATCACCAACATCACGGGAACCGTGCTCATCGGACACGTGGGCGTGGACTCCGGCCAACTCATGATCTGCGACCCGTGCTACATCAAGGCCGACGACTGGGCCGACCAGCCGTACGCCCCCGCAAACGCCGTGGACGGCAAGTACCCGTTCACCTACAACGGCGCGTGTGGCGCGACGCTCAATGAGGACAGTGCTGGGCAGTTGGGCACGTTCGATACCGGCATCGCGTTCGCATCGGGCTACGGCGACGGCACCTACCCCGTGTACGCCACGTACGTCGATGGGCGCATCGCCAGTGTCGAGATCGTGCTCATCAGCGAGGACGAGGACGACGAGGACGAGGAGGAGTACCTCCTCTGATTTGACAGCGACCCCTGCCCCTGATAGATTCAGGGGTGGGGGAAGCAATACCCATCAGCAACAGAAAGGAAATCATGACCACCATCACCACCATCAAGCAACGGAACATCGACGCCGGCCACTACTTCTTCGACACAAAGGCCATGCGGTTCTTCAACAGTCGCGTGAGTCGCACCACCTACGGCGACTTCTTCGTGACCAGCGAGAAAGGCCCCGACAAGGTGCGCCGGTACACGGTGCGCTACAGCGACCCCGCCACCGGCCACATCAACACGGTCGGAGAGTTCCAGCAGTTCGACACGCTGTGGGGCGCGCTCGCGGAAGCGCGACGCCTCTACCTCGCGATCTGATCGTGCGCTCGTTGTCGGCTCCGTGGCTCTGGTCGTTCGTCGTCGTGTACGAAGGACGCCCAGAGTCGAGGTTCCGGTTTGGCTCCCCCTGCCGGCTTGTGCGTTCCGTTGATCTTGCCGTGCATGTGTTACTGCCCGAACTTCTGACACCGCATCTTCCGATCCTGGCGTGCTACCTCCGTTCGACTTCCCCTAGATGGGGTCGAGCGTGGCGTCGCTGGTAGACCCAAATGGCCAGTTGCTGATTTGACAACCTGTCCCTGCCACCACTAGGATTAGTGGTGGTGGGGGCAACCCAACCAAATACCTACTACAGAAAGGAATCCCCAATGGGACTCGATCAGTACCTACACGCAAAGAAATACACCTCGCCCGCCGAATGGCGACCCGAGGCCGAGCGCAAGGCTTACGCCGACATCATGAAGGCGGTGCAAGTCAGCGAGTTCATGGATGACCACTTGCCCTCCGCAACCGTCGAAGTGATGGTGGCCTACTGGCGCAAGCAGAACGCCATCCACAAGTGGTTCGTGGACAACCATCAGGGTGGCGAGGACGACTGCCGTGAGTCCTACGTCGGACGTCAGGGGCTGGAAAGCCTGCGCGACGTCTGTCGCGAGGTGCTGGCCGACCACTCGAAGGCCGACGAACTCCTGCCCACGGAGTCCGGGTTCTTCTTCGGTGGCACGGAGTACGACAAGTGGTACTTCGATGGGCTGGCCTACACGGTCGAGCGTATCGAGAAGTTGCTCACCATGCCCGACGACTGGGACTTCTACTACCAGTCATCGTGGTGACCCGCTCAGGGGTCGGTCTCTTCGGAGGCCGACCCCACCATCATCTACAAACACAGAAACAGGAGAATGAAATGACACTCACCGAATGCGACGTCCAGCGGATCGAAGACCTGCTGAAGGAACTCCCCGCCATGATCGAAGAGCATGGATACCCGTATGCGCTAGGCGGTGCTGAGTATTGGCTGAAGCGCATCGTCGAATTGTCCGCGCACCAGAAGAAAGGAATTGGGCAATGAACAACGAGGAAGCCAAGTGCAAGGGCAAGGGCAAAATCTTCTTCGCCCCTCACGCAGAGCGACCCCAGGCCCGCGTCCGTCGCGAGGCCATCGCCATCGCCCTCTGCCTGTCGTGCCCACTCGTCGATGAGTGTCGAGTGGCTGGCGCGAATGAGGAGCACGGCATCTGGGGTGGCACCACCGAGCGCGACCGCGGAATGGTCAAGGAGCGAGCCCGCTAAATAGCCAGCCATTATCCGAACAAATGTTCGGGTGTTGCTGGATGACGGCCGGCGTTCTCGGTTAGGGTGTGCTCGACGCACAACCTCCATGTGTGTCCGAGAGCCCCGCCGTTTCTTTCCTCCTTTCTGGACGGCGGGGCTTCTCGTATTCTGGAGCCCCGCACACTGCGCTGCCCTGGAGCCCCGCTCGCACTCGATCCAGCGGGGCTCGCGCGGCCACGGACCAGCGGGGCTGCGGCGTTCGCGCGTATGTCTTACGCGGCCTCACGATTCGCGCGTATGTAATGGGCCGGCAGATTCGCGCGTATGTCTCCCACTTCGCGCGTATGTAGGCCACGGTAGGCACATGACGATCCACGCGCGCGTAATCTTTGTGGTGTCCCCTCGATTTGACAGAGGGTGGCAGGGCTGATAGGTTTGGGTTTGTCGGGGCAACTCGACACCAAGCCAACTCGATTTGACCAGCCCTGTATGGTCTGATAGAGTTCGGTTTGTCGGGGCAACTCGGCAGGCCTGCTATGACGCACTATCTAAGTGACTCGCCCGATTTGACGGTGACTCACCCACCTGATAGATTCAGGTTTGTCGAGTTCTCCCGACACCTAGCCGATTCGATTTGACAGGCTCACACCTGTCCGATAGATTCGGAAACGCAATACCTACTACCGAAAGGAATACCAATGTCCCTTACCATCGACCGTGCTATTGCCGATCTCTTGGTTCTCCGTGACAAGGAGAAGGAGATCGAGCAGGCCAAGCGAGACACGGAGGCTCTGCTCGTCGCCCTGTTCGACGACGCAGGAATCGACCACTACGAGACCACCGACAAGGTGCGTGTCGCCGTGGAGAACCGTCCCCGTCGCTCATTCGACATGGACAGTCTGCTGGCGAACCTGCCGGCGACCGTCCTCAACATGGTGCTGAAGCAGACCGTCGATTCGTCGGCGTTCGACAGTGCCGTGGAGACCGGCCTCGTCCCGACCCCCGTGGTCGAGCAGGCCGTCACGATCTCGTATTCCACGCAAGTGCGTGTGTACGGGCAGAAGGGTGTTCGGGGCGACCGCTCCTGACACCCCTCACAACCTGACATTTGGTCATGTCAGGCTCCTTTCCGCATGACCCCTCACCCCGTCGATTTGACAGGGGTGGGGGGAATGTGGGAGACTTCATTCGGAGCCAACCACTCCACCTACCTACTACCGAAAGGCAAACTCAATGACCACCACCAATACCGCCATGCCTCAGTGCTGGCAAGATGTACACGACTGCCTCGCCTCGGGTGTCGATCGCCTCGTGCTGTTCGGCCCTCCGGGGACTGGCAAGACCTTCGCCGGTCTCACGATGGGCGATGTAACCACCGGAGCGTTCCGCGTCGTCTGTAACGAGGAGATGACCTCGGCCGATGTGACCGGACACTTCCAGCCCACGGGCAACGAGTGGACTTGGAACGAGGGCGCGGTTCTCCGTGCTTGGAAGGGCAACGGCTCTCACGGCGGTCGCGTCGTGGCAGACGAGATCGACCGTGCGTCGGGCGATGTGTTGTCGCTCCTGCTCGCCATGTTCGACTCGCCGGAGTCGGCCTCTTGGACGCACCCTGCGACCAAGCAGACCTTCCGTCCCCTCCCCGGATTCAGCGTCATCATGACGACGAACATCGAGGACATGAGGGAACTCCCGACCGCTCTCAGGGATCGGTTCCCCGTGGCTATTCGTATCAACCGCCCACACCCGAACGCCCTGTTGGCCCTGCCGGAGGACTTGCGTGAGGTGGCCTCAGCCAGCGTGGACGCAGACGACGAGCGACGGTACTCGATTCGTACCTTCCAGTCATACGCCAAGTTGCGTGGAACGCTGGGTTCGGAGCGAGCCGCGACGCTGGTGTTCGGCAAGAACGCCAAGTCCATCATGGACGCCATCAAGATCGAGGAGGTCTCCAAGTGACCACCAAGATCAACGCTGGTGTGGTCACCCCCAAGGGGGTGGCCATGCCGGAGTGGCTCACTCGTGAGGACTCCCCCCAAGGCCCGTGGACTGTCAAGGAAGGCAACGCCACTCGTGGCGAGGCGTTCACCAACCGTATCGAGCGTCTCATGACGGTTCCCTACGGCGACGACGACCTCTCCCGTGCGGTTCGCGCCCACGAGATGATGCACGCCAAGGTGTCCCCGGAGTCGATGGCTTCGTTCGACGGGTTCTCGATTTCGCCGGAGGCCATTCGGGCTTCGGAGGAATTTCGTGTGAACACGCTCTGCTCGCTCGCCGGCTTCGACATGGACAATCTGCGTGACGGGTCGGAGTCACAGACTGGCAAGCGACTGGCCGAGAACAAGGACTGGAACAACACCGTCCTGTTCATCGCGGCTACCGCCGGAACCAAGGCCTGCAAGGATGTGCTTCGTGGTATGCGTACCGTGAGTCCCGAAATGGCTGACAAGGCCAAGCGTGTCGAGAAGGCTCTGCTCGATTCGTGGAAGTCCGAGATCAAGCGTTTCGGCCCTGTGCGTGACTCTCGTGCGGTCACCTACGCTCGTCGTGAGATGGCTAGCACCACGCCCGTGGTCTACAAGGCGGACGGCACGCCGTCTCGTCCCGTCAATCACGACACCGTTCTTGCCGAGGGCGAGCGCATCCTCCCTGAGGGGGCGAAGTTCACGCTCAGGTTTGCTTCGCTCGTGGACGCTCTACTCAAATACGACGACTCCGTGGACGGACACGAAGGCGACGGCGAGCCGAGCGACGAGGAACTCGACGCTGTGACCAAGACGGCCGGTGGCAAGACTTGGGCGCGACTCATCGTCGATCGTTCGGTTCCGCTGACTCGTCGAGTCAAGGGCAACCTCGGTCGTCGGCGTATGGCCACCAACATCGGTGTCTCGCCTCGTCGAATGGAGCGACTGCTGACCGACCCCGACAAGCGTGTGTTCGACCGCACGATCAAGGGGCAGGGCGGTGTCGTTCTCATCGACCAGTCCGGCTCGATGAGGCTGAACGACGACGATGTGATGGCTCTCGTGAACGAGGCTCCCGGCTGTGTGGTCGTGGGCTACTCGCACCGACCCAACTCGTCGGGTGTCCCGAATGTGTGGATTCTCGCCGACCGTGGCAAGGTCTGTAGCGCGGTTCGCTCCGGCAACGGTGGCAACGGCGTGGACTACCCTGCCTTGGTGTTCGCCAACAAACTTCGCAAGAAGGGCGAGCCGTTGGTGTGGGTCTGCGACGGTCATGTCACGGTGTCCGATGACGGGTTCGCACCTGCTCCGCTTCGCAAGCAGGTGGCCGGCTTCGTTCGCAAGAATCAGGTTCACATGGTTCCGACCGTGGGTGAGGCTGTGACTGCGTTGCGACGCGCCAAGTCGGGCGTTCGTCTCACGACCAAGATCGTCGGTTCGGAACTCTCCGCGTCCTGACCGCGAGAGGGGTGGGGCAGGGTTTGTTCTCCTTGTCCCCACCCCACCCCTCGATTTGACCCAGCCTCACCGCTGGTGTAGGATCGAGTTTGTGGGGAAACCCACACCTATCAAGTACCTACCTACAAAGGAGTCATCATGCCGAACTGGGCATACAACTCGATGACCGTCCGCTCGACTTCCGAGTCCAAGCAGACTGCCATCCACGACCTTCAGGAGTTCCTGGAGTTCATCAAGGTCACCGACCCCGAGACTGGGGCTATCAGTTACGACCTGACCAAAGCACACCCTATGCCCGAGGCACTCATGGGCACTCGCTCACCTGTCCCCTACTCGCCTGAACCGCACCCCAATTGGGTCGAGATGTTGGCGGAGGGACAGATGACGCAGGAGCGTTTCGACGAACTCTGTGCCGAGAACATCAAGTTCTACGAGGCTGGGCAGAAGGCATACGCCGAGACCGGCTACACCGACTGGTACGACTGGGCGAACAAGGAGTGGGGAACCAAGTGGGCACCTCGCTTCGAGCACAACGACCCCGAGTTGGACGAGGAGCACGAACAGGTCTCGATGTACTACGAGACTGCGTGGTCGCCGGCAGATGGGCTGGTTTCCAAGATGAGCGAACGCTTCCCGAACTTGGTGTTCGAGGTGTCCGTGACAGAGGAAGCAAACCTGTATGTCGGTGCGTCGCACTTCCACAACGGCGTGGCGACGATGTTCTACACCTCGTTCGATGACAAGGATTTGCCCGACCGCTACACGAAGCGGTACGCCGAGATTGTCGAACACGAGGCGAAAGACGACATCGACTGGGATTCCTACTTCGAGAAGATGAGTGACCTCCAGTCCGATGTTCTCGAATACTGCGAGAATCAGATTGCGCTCATGGCCTCATTTGAGGTGGGGTCATGAGTGCCGACCTGACTATCGCCATGGCTCCGATTGTCAAGACCAAGGACGAGGCAATCATCAAACTCAAATCCATGGAACCCGAGGTTCTGCTCCATGTTCTATCCGAGTATTTCGCCCGTGAGTTTGATGAGGCGACCGACGAGGAGGAGTATGCCGAGGCGGTCTCCTATGTCATCGGCAAGATCGAAGAGGTGTACTCGTACTACGAGCATGGCTCTCGTGACACGGAGGTGCGGAGGATCAACGGAACCGACTGGTTGATTACCGGAGGTTTGTCGTGGGGCGATGACCCAACGGACGCATACGAGCCGGTGTCCATCGTTTCAGGACTACAACTGACGCACGACGAGGAGAGTTCATGACAATCCGAGTGTTCGACCCGAACCCGACATACGACGAATGGTGCGAGGCGAACGGCCTCGACCCTGACAACGACGAGACCTACAACGCTTACTGCGAATGGAGAAGCAACAACCGATGACCACGCACAACTACAACTCGATTCCCGAGGAGTTCCGGATGTACGTCCAGCAACCGCTCGACGACTCCATGCTCGATGAGCGGAAATACTCACTCAAGATCACGGACGAGATGGAACACTCCCGTGGGATCGCATGGGTGGGCAGTCTCACGGCCGGCGACAAGATCATTGCCACGGTCGAGAACGCCGGCCACGGTGGTGCCAACGACTACATCATCGCCAACGACTCCCTGTGGGATGTGTTCGTCGAGGATGCGTACACTGCGTATGGCAATCGAGGCGAGGCCAAGGACTCGCTCGTCCAACTGATCGACGTACTCACAGCGGTGACGGTGTGAAACCCACGCTCGACCAAGAAGTAACAGCACTCGATTCCTTGCTGGCCAAGATCGATTTCGCCCTGAGCGAGATCGGGCACAAGACGGTCGTGGAGGCACCAGTCATGGTGGACTTACTACTCGACATTCGCTTCTTGGCAACAACAGTCAAGGACACCTGATCACTGGTGGTAGGTGACGCAGAGGGGCGGGCCGAAAGGCTCGCCCCTTTGTGCTTTACTTGCGTAGAAAGTTGTCGAGTGTTCGCCAGTACCGCCACGCAACGCCGGCACCGACCAATGGCAACAGCCGTGGCTGGACAGCCAGCACCTCAGCCTCGTTGAGGTTGAGGAGAATCGCGTAGGCCAGCACGCCCTCGAAGGCACCGGTCACCGCAGCGAGGATCAGTCCGACTGGCGTATTGACCCGACGCACGAACACCCGTTCATCGTCATCGTCCCACTCGTACTCGACTTCGCGCTTGTCGGTTGAACGCAACTGCTTCACTGTGCCTTTCCTTTCAGGATTTGATGGACGCGCTGACGCGACAAACCTACTCGATCCGCGATCTGCTGTAGGCTCAGTCGCATCCCGCGCAGCGTGTGGACATCACGGTGCATAGCGATGTTCATCTTCGCCCCAGGCGCACGAGCCTCCCACTCCCATGAAGGGATGTGCTCGAAGGCCTGAGCCTGCTCGATGGTCAAGAGCCCCGCTCGGTAGCGACTCTTGATGTAACTGGCCCACCGGCCGATGGCGACTCGTTCGCCGGCCGCACCGCGCGTATTGTGCGACAGCGGGATATTTGTGTGGCCATTCTCTCGCGCGTATTTCTCGATCATGTGAACGCGCGTATGGAACTGTTCGTCTCGGGTCATGTCAATAAGTTAGCCCACGGTGCGCGTATGTGTCAAGGTTTGCGCGGATTGTTTCGATTTGACGGCCAGCCATTTATCTGATAGATTTGGCTTTGGCGGTTGAGAGATTGCCATTTAGTACCTACTACCAAAGGAGAGTTATGGGAACCCCCCATGAAGATACAGAGTTGCGCAACGCCGACGGCGATAACTGTTGCGAGTGCGGTGAGGTCATGCTCGCCATGTTCGGCAATGGGCCGGTTCGTTTCGAGGATGGCTTTGCGCACGAGCAGTGCGCCCTCGATGCGGAGGCGTTCGACGCGGATGCTTATTTCGCAAAGTTCGAGGAGGCGTGATCGTGGGTATCGACCCCTGCACATACTGCGGTGAGTCCACCGCCCTCGGGGCCACACGCCACGATGGATCACTGATTGGCAAGTTCATCAACCGCATTCCCGTGGATGACGGCTGGGGCTGTGCCGAGTGTTCTGGATTCAAGTGCGACGAGTGCGAGAAGCAGATTTATCTCGACCACGAAGTCCGCGTCGATTTCACCGACCCCATCACCGGCAAGTACCGCTACGGCAACTACCACGAAGAGTGCTACTCGGCCGAGATACATGGGCCGTGTGAGTACTGATTTGATCCATTCGCTTACAGGTGATAGGATTGCCTCAGTGGCAGGCGACTGCCACCACCTACTAACTACAGAGGAGTACCAATGAAGTACATCGTCCACGAAGGAACCGGCACCATCATCAGTGCCGACGAGTGCGTCATCGTCAGTGTCCCCAGGGAAATCTTGGATGCCATGAGCGGTGACGACTACTTCGACGATCAGCAGGTTCTCGACCTCGCAGTCGAAGCCGGCAAGCCCATCAACCTGACCGACATGACGTACGGCAACACCATGGCATTCTCGCCTTCCGCTCTCCGTGAGGAGGCTCGGGAGATGATCGATGCCGAGTTGTTCGGCACCGAGGAGAGTTGGCACGAAGCACTCGTGTGGTGTGCGAACACCGCCACCGACGACGAACTGAATGCCGTTGCGTCATACATCCTCGATGACGATGATCTGTGGAGAACCTTCCGCGTCAGCGTCACCGACGGCCTGCTTCAGGGCCTGATCTGGCACAAAGAATCACTGAAAGGAAAGTCGTGAACTCGACACATCTCACCCACATATTCACACTCCCGGAGCGTTCGCTCACGTCGAGGATCGAGAACGGAGAGGAAGTGATCGTTGGCATCCACATTGGTAACAACAACTTCATCACCATTCATCTCTCGGCCAACGCGAACGGCGATCTCGACTACGAGGTGGTGGAGGATGCCAACCCCGACGTTGGTTTCGCCGGCACCTATCCCGAGTTCTTCGATTTGACCGCTATCAGCACCAACTGATAGGATTGCCTCAGTGGCAGGCGACTGCCACCACATACTTACTACCTACTACCGAAAGGCAAACATGAAACAGCATCACTTCGTGGTCTGCGCTACGTTCGATGAGAACGGCGACCCACATTTCGAGATCACCGATTCCATCTGTGATCCCACGAAGCCCGTGTGGGACACGGAGTCAGAGATGTGGGGTCGCGTATCAGCAGGGGATGAGGATGACGACTTCCTCCTCCTGACCGCCCTGAAGGAAGCCCTGACCGAAGCAAATCTCACAAAGGAGACATCATGACCATCAGCATGGTTGAGAAGGATTACGCCGTTCTGTTCGTCGGCGATTACTTCTCCATGACAGTTCACGTACAAGGAGTTGAGGGCGACGAAGATGTCGCCATCGATCTTGCCAGCAACATCATCAAGGATTTCTATGGCTGGGATGTGCGAAGCGCATCCACCATCGATATCGAGGTAACAGAGGAATGATTATCATGGACCTACACACCTGTCCGCGTTGTTTTGGGGGAATCCCCAACAACGTACGCCGAGGCGAATACCCTGGCGCGCTCTCCCGCACCGACAACAAGACGCACGTCTGCTCGGCCTGCGGGGAACTCGAAGCACTGGAAGATTTCCAGTTCGGATCGCCACTTCCGCAATCCCTGTGGCAAGCAGTCACCACCAACACCTGAGGAGAACAATGTTCGATTTCGATTACAAGCCCCCGTTCGATGGGATGCACCCACTCGACACCGACAAACTGGTCTGGCTGTCAGAGGCCCGAAGCAACATGATGGCCAAGGTCATGGCTGAGGGAAAGTTCACGCCGGCCACGCTGTCCAACATTAAGGAGTATTTGCTCCGCGTCACCGGTCTCACCCCTGAGGAGTACAACGAACTCAGCAGGATCGGGATGTGGATCGCCTGGGACCGCGAGGTTCGTGACATGAACGAAGAGGAGCGCGCTGCCTACTGGGCGAAGTATCACGCCGACGATGAGGAGCACGCGCAAGAACTCGACGCAGAGGTGTCCGAGGACTTTCGCAAGTTCATGGCCGCCCGACAGGCCGAGCGCGAAGCGTTCGACGAGATCACCAAGAACATCAACAACTGAGATTTATAGGGGGTAGCCTAGCGCTGCCCCCTATAAGCGTTTACTAGGGAACAATCATGACATTCTCACTACCTGACGATGGAGTTATTTTCGAGTTGGAGTCTGGCGAACTTTCCGCCACGGTCATCCTGGCCGGCGACATAGCAATGAAGCACGAGGCGGGCCCCATCATCCACCCTACGTTCGATAAGAAGCGCGTCATCGTGGCATTCAACGCGCGTGCCTACAAGTGGCGGATCAAGAAGTTGATCGAACACTTTCAGGAGCGCCGGCCCTGGGAGGACAAAGACACGATCCTGAAGGGATGCGTGGACGAACTGAATCGCAAGTACTTCGAACTGACGGCGGCTGCGCTTCATGACTACTACATTCAGGAAGGCCTCGCAGGATTTGCCGATATTGATGACGATCTCGATGACCAGTCGTGATAAGAATGACGGTATGCATATCGAGCCGACTACCTGGAAAGAGGCGGCCGAAACCGCAAGCGAAATCATCTTTGGATGCGTGCGTCCTCATGCGAAGGTTTCAGTGGCCGGCCTGAAGGAGCATCACGAGAAGATCATCAATGATTTCTTCGAGAGCCCGACGACCGATTTACTGATTGCTCGATGGTCCACCCTTGGATCGATGGCGATTGAATACTCAATTCAAGATGACTCCGCGATTTCGGCAAAGACCCTGGTCACCACGCTGTGCAAGAAGCAGCACGACTATGGTCCGAACAACATCCTGCGGTTCGGGCAGAAGGGTTTAATGATTCGAGTCTGGGATAAGATTTCGCGTCTTGACAACCTCTCGACCCAGGATTACGCCCCAGAAGTCGATGAATCCAAAATTGACACATTGCTTGACATTGCCGGGTACTCAACCATTGGTATCATGTTGAGACGAGGATGGTTCCGTCTCCCTCTCTGAGGGGGCTTTCCTCCACATAAACGGAACAACGCTGCTCGATGCAGTGACGGAAGGAATGGGCGGGACCGCCAGCAGCCGTCGCTAGAAGAACTGTATTGAGGACTGGTGCAACTCCAGCGCGGTCGTAAGGAAACTTAGGGACCTTACGCCTATGGACCACGCGATCCGGTGAAAACCTCGGAAGTGATCTTTAGGATATGCCCCTTAATACCTCCAGGGTTCAACACCCTTCTGGGGGTAGGGGGGCCTATTCTCCCGCTCTCCGGCTCTCCCTCAGAAGTAAGCCTGGGGTGAAGGTAAAGCGAAGATCGAGCCTGGTACGGTGTAGGGTAAGAAACCCAAACAAACTAGAGATAGGGTGGAGGCCTACTGTGAATGATGAAGATGAACAACTGACACTTTTTGACGATCCAAATGTTCAAAAGGTTGTTCCTGAATTGCCGGTACAACACACCTCCGCGGAATCGCGTGCTTATGTTGCCAAGGCAAATAACGCTGAAGTTGTCGAACTGTTCCAACTTTGGCAGCAAACTCTTCACCAATCTGCGGCGTCCGGTGTTCTTCTCACGGAAAAGCGCTACGCGCGTATCGCTGCGGCGCTGTGCATTTACGGAATCGATACGTGCCGGCTCGCCATCAGGGGATGCGCGAAGTCCGGTTGGCATATGGGAGACAATCCCCGCGGCGCCAAGTACACCGATATCGATTTGATCTTCAGGTCCCATGACCACGTGCAACGGTTTGTTAGTCTGGCCCTGGGCGAGACCGACGCGGCCCGTGCGTTCATGGAGGAAGAGTGACCAAGGAAGAGATTGTCAAAATAGTTGACAGAGTTTGTTCCGCCTGGAACCAGAACTTGGTCATGTCGGCCAAGAAGGAAATGTACGAGACTTGGTATCACGTACTCCAGGACATCGACGGCGTCAATGTTTTGCGCGTAATTGACGATCTCATTATCGAGGATGAGCGCTTCATGCCGCGCGTAGGCACGGTGCGCAAAAGAGTCCTCATTCAGAAGATCGAAGCCCCGCTGGAGCCCATCATCGCGTGGCAGCAGTTCCGTTCGATAGCAGACTCTGCGGGAGCCGGCGTCGAAATACTTGACATGCATCCCCTGGTTCGTGTAACTTTGAACCGCCTTGGCGGCACGAGCGCGTTCGGCCTCCACACCAACGGGGATCGCGAATCGTTTCTCTCTGTGTACAGGCTCGTCGTAGCAGAATGGGAGAGGGAGCACTATGGCATCAACCGAGGTCGATAACTTCCTGGAGCGCCTCAACGGTGTGCGTAAGGACGGCTCAGGATGGATGGCCAGGTGCCCATGCCGGGATGACGACAAGAATCCCTCGATGCACATTGCCGAGGGGGGCGACGGCCGCGTGCTCGTCACGTGCCACCGGGGGACGCCCTGCTCCCTCGATCAGATTTGCGCTGCGGTGGGGCTCGATGTCAAGGACCTGATGCCGCCGCGCAAGGAGAAGGACGAAGAGCCGCGCCTTACCCTTGTCAAGGCTTACAACTACTACGACCAGAACGGGGAGATGCTGTTCCAGAAGCAGCGCTTCGTTGATCAGTTCGGCAAGAAGACATTCCGCCAGCGCAAGCCAGACGGCCGCGGCGGGTGGACATACTCACTGGGATCAACGCCCAAGGTTCTGTACAACCTGCCGGCAGTTGTCCAGGCAGCGGCCAACGGTGGGCATATATGGGTCGTTGAGGGCGAGAAGGATGCCGATGCTGTCAACGAAACCGGTGAAGTCGCAACGACGATGCCCAACGGTGCGGGCTCATGGCAGCGGATTCACACCGAAGCCCTGGCCGGCGCATCAGTCACGATTATTGCTGACAACGATAAGACAGGACTCGAACATGCGGCTCACGTGTTTCGCGAACTTCAGGCCGCCGGCTGCGAAGTCGAGGCATTCCGGCCGCCGGATAACGCCAAGGATGTGGCCGAACTTCTGGGAAGAGGAGAGCCACTCGCCAACCTTATCCCCTACAACCCGCTAGAAGAATCTCCTGAACCGATCCAGGAGCGCGACGAGTTCGCAGAACTGATCGACGGTTTGCATAAGTTGCACGACAATCAGCGGCTGACAATCCAGCAGAAGTTGACCCGGGCCCGCAACGCGATCGATCGCATCCAGTTCGATGACGAAGGGTTCTACGACTCAGGGACCCTGGTCGACTGGGCGGAGTTCATCGCTGAAAGTGTTGACGAGGATTATGACTGGGTCATCCCGGGCGCGCTCGAGCGCAGCGAGCGGGTGATTGTGGTGGCGGCCGAAGGTGTAGGCAAGACGATGCTGGCCCGCCAGGTGGCGATCATGTCCGCTGCCGGCATTCAGCCATTCACCTGGGGCCGGATGAAGCCGATCAGAACTTTGACGATTGACCTCGAAAACCCCGCACGCATCATCCGGCGCACATCATCCAAGATCATGCGGGCGGCACAAGAGCGGGCCCGCTCCACCAAGATCGAGGCGCATCTCCTCATCAAGCCCGCCGGCCTTGACCTACTCAACTCCCAGGACAGGATTCTGGTCGAGGACGTCATCGAGCGCACCAGGCCTGAACTGATCTGCCTGGGCCCGCTGTACAAAGCGTTCGTTGATCCAGGCTCACGAACCAGCGAATCGATCGCCATCGAGGTGGCGAAGTACCTGGACTCGATCCGCACGCACTACAAGTGCGCCCTATGGCTGGAACATCACGCACCTTTGGGGTCATCGGTAGGCGGAAGAGACCTGCGGCCCTTCGGCTCCGCGGTCTGGTCGCGCTGGCCTGAATTCGGATTGGCATTAGAGCCTGATCCAGTGGCTACCGAGAGGTATACTTATATTGTCAAAAACTTCCGAGGCGGGCGCGATGTTCGTAACTGGCCGCGGAGGATGCAGCGAGACGAGTTGTTCCCCTTCAGAGTCATCGAGTTCCGGGAGCCGTAATGGCCGGCTTATCCAAAGAGTTCCTAGCCGAGCGCGATCTACGCATCTTCAAGATGCGCCAAGCCGGCGTATCTGTCAACGAAATTGCACGACGGTTTGGCATATCGGTAGGCGCATGTAGCAATGCGATCCAGCGGCAACTACAGAAGTTAAACAAAGAAGCGCTCATGGCGTACCCAGAAGTGCTTCGAATGGAACTGGAGCGACTAGACGCACTGCAGCAGGCCGTCTGGCCGATGACTCAGCACCGCAAGGTGGCCCTCAACGACGGCACGGAAACGACGGTCGAGCCTGATCTCAAGGCAATTCAACAGGTGCTGGCCATCATGGACCGGCGGAGTAAGTTGCTGGGCATGGAGCAGACGAACGTATCGCTCACGGTAGACACAAGTGACCAACCGGCCAGAGCCGCTCTGGCGGGCGCTGACGCCCCTCTGGCGGTCTCTTTGGTGTCCGCTGAGCAGGAAGCGCGTAAGTTGCTCGAACTCATGGGAGCCGCCGGCGTACTGCCTCTAGATGTCGTGCGCCAGATCACAGGGGACTCTGAAGCCCCGCGCGCGCTACCCACCGCACAGCCCCGGGAGGAGAGCGCGTATGAGTGAAGAGGACAATTTGAACTCTGCGGTAGACCATGTTGCGGAAACGATGAAACTTTCGCGCGTATCCAATATCGGTTCAAAGCCTGGAGCGCCGGCCTCGAAACAAGTTCTGATACGCGCCATCGAGGGGGATCACCTCCGGTGGAAGGAAGCCGCAGAGAAGTCAGGCGTAACGCTGAGCGAGTTTATCCGCGAGGCTCTGAATGCCGCCGCCAAAGACCTGCTCGAATGTTCCCATCCCTTGGAATACAGGAGATGGAATCTTCGCGGAGAACGCTGTCTAAAATGTGGGATGAAAATCCGCTAAATTCCTGGGAAAAACTGTAGAAAAATGTAGGTAAAAAATATGGATGTTTTACTTCTAACAATCTTTTGCATCGCCTCCTTCCTTATCGTTGACAGGATCACCAAATGAATCGCCCCGGCCGCAAGCCAACCAACAACCCAACGCTGACAATCAAACTGACGCCGAAGATTAAGCGACATCTTATTGAGGTTGCCAGCCTTAACGACATGTCGATCACCGAGTACCTGGTGACGCTGATCGAGCGCGACGCCGGCCAGTCACTACAGTAAGTAGTTGTAAAGTAATAACTATGGGTAGGCAGCCACAAGTAGCCACCACAACTGGGACTGTCTACTTACAGTTACGAGTCCCAGGCTGGATGAAGAACAAGATCATCGAGCGGGCGGACGAACTCGACACGAGTGTGAACGCTGTGCTCCTGTCCGCGGTGAAGAAGTGGCTCGAAGAGGACGGAGCGCTGCCGGCCCCACCCGTAGCGACGAGGCCACTACCGACGACGGCTGACCAGATTCGAGCCTGGGCCACCGGTGAGAAGATCACCGGCCCCTGCGGTCAGACGAAGTGCCCCGCGCTGGACGAAGAAGGCCGCTGGCAGTCAGACGGAATGGGCTTCTGTACGCACTGCGGAATCCGGGTGCAATAGAATCAGTCGCCCCACATTTGCGCGATCGTCATCCACCAATTTCTGTTGAATGAGTTCCAATGGACTTACTACTCGACCACATTTGCGCGATCGTCGGGCGGATCGGTGTGATCCCCCTCTTGCGCTGCTCGGCGGCCAACTGTCGCGGTGTCAGCCCTGCCCACACCCCATGCATATCCGCAGGTGGGAACTCCAGCGCGTAGTCCAGGCACAGGTCCTTCACCGGACAATGCTTACATATCTGGCGCGCTTTGGTGATGTACGTAATGTCCTTATACTCCTTCGGGAACATAAGGTCCGTCTTACCTCGGCAGTTAGCAAGGTGAGTCCATGTGGGTCTTTGTGGGAGCATGTGGTGGCCGGTGGGGGGTGGTGGTGACAAATGGGGATTGCGTGTATATCTATTTTACGTATATTCCCTAGTTCATTCTAATTTGTTTGATTTTCTTGATCCAAGGTTTGGGGATGGTGATCCCATGCGCTAGGTGTGAGTCGTTGATGAGCGCCACAATCGTGATGTACGTATCCGTTTCGTGCCACAGGTATCCCAATGAAACAGACTTCGCCGGGGTCTGCTGTGTGGCTTCCTCCGGCGTAGCCCAATCATTCCCACCCACCGATACGGCGTCCTCCCACAGAATCTCGACAATCGGGAGTTTGCTCTTGTTCTCCCAGATGCTTACGAGAATCTCCTCTAGGTCTTGCTCCTTCTGGACCAGATTGCGTTTGGCGCGCTTCATCGGTTCTCCTATGCCAGCGGTTGATTCAGTGCGATGTATTCAGCCTTCTCTCCTTGAGAGGGGCAGAGATTGGTGATTCCTGCTAGGACGATGGCGAAGTGTTGCCGGCGATCGAAGTCGTCAGTTCCCCCCTCGTTGATGCGCTCCACCACATCGGTGTCGCCCATTCCCTCGACCATCAACTCGCACCAGAGTTCTCCGTACCAGAGTTCGTCCTCGTCTGTGAGATTCGTGGGCCCGTCGTTGTAGTACACGACATCGTCGAAGAAGGCGAACTGTTCAGCCGTGTAGGTGACAGTCTCCTCGGGGAGGGTGATAACAACCGTTCTAGGTACGTCTGGATTTAACGGAACTAGGGTGGTCGTCGCCGGCGTTCGCTCGATCGCGCAGGCCGTGAGGGCCAGCATGGATAATCCGAGTAATGTTTTTCTGTACACAGTTTTTCTTTCTGGTTAGAGGATGTGTAGGTTTCCCCACCCATCGGGATGGACCGTGAAGGAGAGTGTCCCTGGTCGGGTCTTTACTCCCTTTGCGTCGGCGTAGTAATCTCCCACATTTGTGAGAGATGGACAAATTAACAGCGCTCGTCCTTCTTGCTCTTTTACATTGAGGTGGTGATAATGGCCAGTTACCAGGATATCTGCGTCTGCGATTCCTGGATATCCCCGGCCCATCGACTGGTCTTTCCACCAGTTCCATACGCCGTTAGCGGCGCCGCCCGCTGGTCGAGTGACGTGCCCGTGCGTCAACCCCAAAATAGTTCCGTTCAGATTTAACGAAAGGGCGACCTCATCGCGGGAGAGTCTGAATCCCACATGCCCGTAAGCATCAGGATTAACTGACAGAATCTCGGCTACCTGCTCGAATACCGCCACATCGTCGTTGTCGTGGACTGATGTGATGTTCTTACCGTTTTGCCGGTTCTCCCCGTGGTTCCCTGGCACCGCGGCGACCAGCACCTTTTCGGCGTGGGGGGCCACACTCATGATGATGTCGCGCACACCCCGGCGAACCAGTTTGATCTGGTCGCGTCGGTCGAGTTGTACCCGGAATTGCTGGGCCGCGTAGTGCCCGCAGGTTCCCTCTACGAGGTCTCCAAGTCCAAGAATCGCCACTTGCCCGATGTCGCATCCAATACGACGTAAATCAGCGAGGCGCTGGGGCACGGACGATACGAGATCAGCAATTCGTCGGGCCTGCTCTTCGATGCCTCCACCGTCGCAGTTGCCGATCTGCCAATCTGACAAAGCAACGACAAAAGTGCCTGCCCCGGTTGGGGCTGGTTTGGCCGGCTTCTTGGCCTTACGAACCTCGCGATATACATCCTCGGGGATGACCCCGCCCGCTGATACCTTGCGGCGAATCTGAGCCTTAAACGAGTACAGAATGGCGCTATACGCTGACTCGCCCGGCGCATCTCGTTTCCAGCCGTCATACGAACACCAGCGAAGAGTGTCGCCAACGACTTCGAAAAGGTCGGGATCGAGGCCTCGGGCCCGGAGGATATCGTCCCACTCCGAGGGAGGGGAGTCGAGGGGGTCAGTTGTGATCTCTCCCGTGCTCCCGTCCCATACGACGCCAGGCTGCCAGCCCGCTGGGTACTGCTTGTCCTTGCGTCCATCCGGTTCTTCATCGCGTCCCTCTAGTGCGGCTAGCCTGTCGTGCAAACTCATTGGTTCTCCTTGCAAGCGCACCATCCACTACGGTGTGCGGTTAGTGATTCCCTGGCGATGCGGAATCCGGCGCCTCTCAGTTCCAAATGGATTTGTCTGATTGAGGCGCGCCCGGCGAGCAAACGCTTGAGAAGTTCGGCGGTCTGCTCATCCATCGAGTCGAGGATTCGCTTGACCGGACATACGTTCGGTTTACCGACACGTTCTTCGATGGCCTGAAGCCTGTCGTGCAAAGACATATTTCCCCTCACTGTGCGGAAACTGGCCGCGTCCACGGTCGTCTCCATTATAGTCTATGAACTATGAGTGACGCTGTCCAGCAAGACCCTAACAATGAAAGCAACACAGGAAAGCGCGATCATGTTTTGCGCAACTCTATTGAAATTGCTGTTAGCGGAGTCGGCTCGCCGGAAGAGATCGCCGAAAGAATGTTGCGGTTGCTCGATGAGCGCAAACTGATTCAGTATGCGCCTAAGGAAACCCTGGCCCTGCTATCCGCCGCCGGTCGAGTGTTGCTCTGCCTGATCGAGAATCCTGGCTCAACGATCCGCGAAATCTCTGTTCGTCTGGGGATCACCGAAGCAAACGTCGGGAAAAGCATCGCTACGCTGGCAGAACATAAGATCATAGCAAGAACAAAAGTTAAGAACAAATACACCTACAATTTCAACGTCGAGGTCATGCTGAATCACCCTGATATACGCAGGTTCTACGAGGCGATTTCGCCCTTCTTCAAGTAGACCGATTGGCGCCATGGGTGATTACGTGCGTATGCTGAGCGGTATGAACACAGATTTTCATAACCATTCTCGCGATATCATCCCCAGCGGCCTCACCCCGCCCAAGCCATACCAGCCCAGGAACCTGACGGACCGCCTGACGCCGGCCGCTCAGATGTATCGGGACGAGACCATCAGCGAGAACCAGCACGTCATTCAGCATGTCATGAGCCAGATTGCGTCGGTGATGGAGAACTTCGAGCATTTAGTCAATGAGCGCTACGAGTTGGACATGTTGCTGATGAAGTCCTGCGACATCATTGGGGAACTGCTACACGCCGTCAAGACTGGCGTTTCCGTGAGCGAGGACAAGGTCACCGCCGCCCAAGATTACCTGGAGATTTTTGGGTACTGACAGCCACTGAGTTGTATGCTTGATGCATGCCACAAGGACCAGGCAATCGCCCATGTTTTGGCTCCGAAAAGACCTGCGCTGATTGTGATGGCACCCCTCAGAATTGTTCGCTGAACTTTTGCACTGATCTGGGCATTCCCCCGGACATGGTGCCCAAGGTTGGGGAAACCGACAAGGTACATCTGAACCATGTTCAGGTTCTATCTGAATGGTTCCGTCAGCAGTATGGGTACACCAGTAAGAGCGAGTTGCTCCAACAGATTCCTGACATCACTCTCAGCAGCAAAAAAACCACTCGTAATGATTACAGGGCTTTTCTCACTGAATGTGCATGGCAAATCGCTCATCTGGAGTTCATCATCCAGCGGATGTCGGAAGACTTTGCCGATCTCAGTATTCTGGCCGAGCGGATGGGGGATGCCCTGATGTCTGTGCAAATGACATCGCGCACCGAGGTTACAAACGCCCTTGCCGAGTGGACTGCCTTCCGCGAGTGGCTGTACGATGATCAAGGTGACGACGATCAAGACGAAGATTAAGCGCCCCAATCGAACCAAGATTGCCTACGGGTCGCGCAACCACACTTGTTTGATCTTTGCGCAGGTCATGCGCTTCGGGACATTCACGCCGGCCCAAGCCTGGAATTGTTTTCCGGAGTTGAAGAAGGACACCTACGAGACCCGGCGCTCGCTACAGAACCTGGTACGTCTGGGCCTCATTACTGAAACTGGCGACGAGGTATACAAGATCACTGCGCTGGGCCGGAACACCCTGCAGGATGTAGCCGCTACTAAGCGCAAACTGTAGCCCGCTAACCCTGAGTTGCCCTCCATGAGGCGTACATGTCGTCCGTGACAGGGATGACCCACACCTGGCATTCGTCAATGTGTTTGAGGGAGCCCTGAACCGACCAGGCGATTCCTAGTTCTTCCTGTGGCGCACAACTACCGACATTGCAGTCGAGGCCATAGTTGTTCAGGAAGTAGGTAACGATGCACCCGCCGGCGTCCTCGTGGAAGCAGTCACTGTCTGGCGCCCCATTTGCGGGACAGTAAACCATGGTGATGTTCAGGTCTGCACCTGACAGTGTTAAATGTAGTACGTGGCCGTCGTCGTGCCACAGGTATTCGAGTTCACCGGCCATACCGGAATACTACTTGGTATCGAACCAGCCGCCGCGAGCCTCGCCGTTGTATTTGCGGGCCAGGCCGGCGTCGATGATGTCCTCATTTAGGCAAGCGGTCTTTTTCTCGTCAGAGTAAATCTCTGCCAGAATGCGTCCGAACTTTTCCTTCTTATCTTTGACAGTCTTTACAAATACAGTGGGATGTCGGACTGTCCAGTCTTTGGTGTACGCCTTAGCCTGAAGGCCTAGTTCTTTCTCAGCCTTATTGCTTGTTCTGGATTCTGGGGTGTTGATTCCGTGTAAGCGCACCCGCACCTGAAAGTGAACGTCGAATCCAAGGTCAACACTCAGGTCGAGGGTATCCCCATCGATGACGTCGAGAACTTTTGCGCTGTAAAAGAATCTATCCGACATTAGGTCAGCCGAACATCTTCTTCCAGGTCACCGGCCCAACAATACCGTCATCCTTGAGGCCGTTCGCTCGCTGCCAAGCCTTCAGGGCCTCGGCCGACTTGGGGCCGAAATCTCCGTCTGGCTTAGCGCCGATGATGGCTTGAACCAGTTTGGCGGCATCGCCCTTGGAGCCCTGCTTGACGGGGGTTCCGGGGTAGTCAAACCTCATACCCCCGCCGCCACCGGCAGGAGCAGCAGCAGCAGCAGCGGCGGGAGCAGGTGCGGCAGAGCCGTCGGGCGAAGCATCACCGAGCGCGTACTGCCAGTGCCAAGCCTCAAATTCCTTTGAGTTGCGGTCAGCGGTCTGGAGGTAGAAGCCGTACTTGGGAGCGTTGGCACACATCCAGTCGAAGCATGCGCCGCCCATCCCGGTCAGTTTCCCACCAACGTCGTAGCCGAGGTCGATGGCCAGGCCCCATCCATGGTTCGAGCCCTTCACCCCGGTGGGGTCTGGAGCCGCCGAAGGAGCCTTGCCCGGCTTGAGGTACCAGGTTTTCCCCTCATACTGACGGGTAACCTGAGGCTTGCGTCCTTGGTCAGTTGTGGTGTAGCGGTCCATGAACATCTTCAACTGCCCATCGAACGAACGGTAGTCACCGACATTCTTCAGTTTGAAGCCGGCAGCCATCGCTGCGTCGTACATCTTGTCGAACTGAGCGGCCACAGGGGCATACATCAGTCCACCGGTCTTGATCTTGGCTAGCAAGTTTTGGGGCAACTGCCCGTTCTTGTGGGCCTTGAGCGCGGTAGGGACAACGAGTTTTACGAAGGGCAGGTTCATGATTACTCCTCTGAGGTCTCCTCCATTGTACTATTTTCCTCCTTCTCCCCGGTGAAGGCCACGCTCAGGATGTGAACAGCCAGGGCCGCGACAGAAATCCAAAACGCCTGAGCCTGAACCTTTCCCGAGAGAGTGATGATGACGACGGCCGTTCCTGCGAGGGTCCACGAGAGAGCGCCGGCTTCTGAGAGCAATTTCTTCAACATTTATTTTTCCTTCCGTGTCCGTGCGATTCGTACAATTACTACACCTAATAGCCCCAATAGTGCTGCGACCACTACGGTTCCTGTGTCGCCGCCATGACAATCCCGTATTTGATGAGTTTCATTACCTTCTCCTTGAAGAAACTGTTATTGGGGCCGCTGCGATGATTGCTCCAGCAGCGACAACTACTCGACGTTCCCCTACCGAAATCACAGAGTTGGCAGGGACATAGGTATCGAACTGACCACCAAAGACGTTGATTTCTTCTTCGAAGGCTTCCTTCACTTCTGCCGGCGCTTCGGATAGGGCGGCCGCGAGAACCTCAGCCTGCTCGTCGGTTAGTTCGGCGGAGGCGATTTCTGTGATTAGCGCGTCCACCTGCTCGGTGCTTAGTTCGGACAGAACTTCCTCAGAAAAGATGGCGGCGATTGCCTCAACTGATGTCGACGAGATGTCGAGTTCCTCGATGAGTTCAGCCAACTGTTCTGGCTCAAGGTCCAGGATTTCTTCAATAATTGCTTCGCTCGACCCTGACTCAAGGGGCGGTTCTGGGACCGCGGTTGTAGTCGGTTGATTAGTTGTCGGCGGAATCGTCGTCGTCGGCGGAACCGTCGTCGATGTTGTAGTTGTAGTGGGAGGGAGCGTCGTTACAGGGACAGTCGTTGCGGGGACAGTAGTAGTAGTCGTTGTCGCTGGAACTGTGGATGTTGTTGTAGGAACCCATGTCGTCGTCGTTTCTGGAACAGTCGTTTCCGGGATCGTAGTCGTAGTTGTCGTGGTTGTAGTGCTAGTAGTTGTAGTTGTTGTAGTGGGCGGAGTGGGGTCAATCACCACAGTGTCAATAGTGGTTTCGGGTCCGTACATACAAGACCCTTCGCCCTCTCCGACACATGGCGCTGTCCCTGCCTGAATCTTGAATCTCACTGGTCCGTATCCAGTTGTTCCAGGCCACATCCACGGACCGAGACTGTATGAAGTGTTCGTGGCGTATGTCCATATTCCCCAACCACCAGTTTCCGCTTCGTCAACGAGGTCAACAAACGAAATGTTGTACATGTATGGAGCAGTGTTGCCTGCTGTTGGGGCATCCCAATTTAGAACAACATTTCCATCGGTGTCCGCTACTGCGGTGAGATTTTGAACAGGGTTAAAGTATGGGGCTATCGTTGTGGTTGTAGTGGGGGAAGAAGAATACTGAGTAACAATGGCTAGCCGCTTTCCGATGCCGGGACATGGGTCGCCAAAGATGTGGTTGAACGCCCCAATTTCGAGGGTTGCCTGTCCAAGGTATTGGCTGAGTTGCTCTTCGCTTAGGGTTGCGTGGCACCCAGGGTTGATGGTGTATTGCCCGTTCTCCCCGTCTGGAAGGCCGTAGGAAATGAAACTGATTCCGGTGAATGTTGATCCTTCTGGGGCAGTCAAAAGGACTGACTGGTTCTCCCAGACCTTCTGCCAAACAGAGTTTTCTGGGATTGCTGGTACGGTTGGTTCGCCAATCAGGGAGGCATTCTTGATCGATGGCCCGTAACAGCCGGCCCAAAAGAGACCATCCTTCCCACTGAAGGTGACAGTCACTAATTCATTTGGTGATGTAGTCGTGATAGAGAGCGTCTGGTTCTGAGGGGGCATTGACGCTGTGGATACTCCAGTGCTTTGCACTTCGTCGCTATCTGCCAGGGTCGCCTGGTATGTCCCGCCCCAGACTCCGGCCACCGTGTAGGAGAGGGTTAGGCTCGATGGCTCAGGAACTACGATTTGTTGATTGACCGAGCCTTGGACATAACTGAAGAACAGTCCGTTCTGACCATCCCACCCGCCAACAGCGGGCATACCATTCGAGCATGAGGCTCCGCCGGTCGGGCCACTCCACCCACCCTGATCAAGAACAAATGATCCGTTCGATAAGTATTGACTGGAGGCGATGACCGACGTGGCCGGTGCAAAGAAGGCCAGCACTGACACTGGAATAAAGATAAAAGCCCTAGTTAGGCGCAGCAATCCCCTCACCACACACCCCAAGAAAAAGTGTACCACTAATGGGTATACTTAAATGGGAGGTAGTTTTTATGGAGGAGTGATGGTTGTCAGGCTTCTGCGTAAAGCCCCAACTCCTCAAGCCGAGCAGTAATTTGACTTTCGTACTTTGAGGCAATCCCGGCAACTAACACCTGGATAAGGTCATTGCGCTGGCGCTGGGCGGTGCCTGGCCCAATGTGTTGCTTGTACAACAATTGCGGGATGTGGTGCATGCGGGTCTTGAGAAACGTGCGAACGATCAGTTCGTAATCATCGGCTACGGGATAGGACGGATCATGCCCGTTTAGTTCTCGATACACATCAGCCCGCCAAGCCCGCACATGATTGGGGGCGGAAACAATGTGCCGGATGGTTGCGTTGTTGATGGCCGGCGCGCTCATCACCCATACGCCATGAGCGTCCGACCAATACTCCGAACCATAGCCGAACGCCCAGCCTTCTGGATAAATACCAGATTCCCCGGAGGACAGAATTTCGCACCAGTCTGAATACACAAAGCCGACATCGCTATTATCAGAAAACGCAGAACTGATAATAGCGAGGGCGTCTGGTGTCAGTTCATCGTCGTGGTCAAGTTCAACGAGAATGTCGCCTTTAGCAACCATAAAACCTTTTCTTTTTACGTCGCCGATTGAGCCTGAGTGAACGTGGGAGCGATGCATCTGGATTTTGTATCTCTCATCAGCGCAAAATCCGTATAGTTGTCTCCAGGTTTCGTTGTCGGTTGAGTCATCCCAGATAACCCACTCCCAGTCTGTGAATGTTTGTGATTTTAGGGAAGCCCAAGTGCGGGCAAGAATTTCCTGGGGGGTGTTATGTGTGGGCGTAATGACGGAAATCATAAGAAGTGTTTCAGGATTGCTGATGTTGCCAGCCCAATCCAAGCAACATTAAAGAGGATAATAGTCGGGAGTGTTTTGTGGGTCGATGACCAAATAAGCGCAACACTTGAGGCGATGGCAAAAATGTATAGCCACCACCATTGGGTACCGAAAAGTAATCCTGGGAAAATGATTATTAGTTTTGTTACGAATCCCCACGCCTCAACAATGTTGGGTCGGCTCCAATATTGTTTCTGAGACATTGCCTTGATGGCATCATGTATCTTTTTGTAAAATTCGACGATGTGATTCATTCTATCGATAATCCATTTTGTCTCTCATGCTCTCGTCTGGCGCGGACAATTTCATTCAAGTGGGATGGCCCTTTGGTGAAGTACCAATGTTCTGGTTCAGCAAAATGAAAGAAAATCATCTGCACTTGATTATTCGCCGGGTCGGGAAACTTTTCGCGCCAGTGGTACTGGTCTTCGCCGTAATAACACACTGCTTGGTTTTGCTCAAGGTGCATCTCCTGCCCCTCAACATAGATGGGCCATTGAGTTTTATGGGAAAGACATAAATCAATCGTGTAGGTACAGGCGTTATCGTCCACATGGCGCGGAAGTCGGGCCTTGAATCCGCGATAGATAACCCACATACAGTAGGTGGGTTTTAATGTTGGGGTAAAAATGGCTCGGGCTTTATCTAATAGCACCTCATGATATCGCTCCAATGCTTTCTTTTGGTCTGCCGCATCTAAATGGAATCTGCCCAAGAACGGCTCATAGGGAATAATCCGAGTTTCGTTGATTAGGGACAGTTCATTATTTAATTGGGTGAATATATGCGGCTCAAAAACTTCATCAATGATGAATGCCGGAGGCCTTGTAAGCAAAGTTCGATTGGTCAATGGGTCATAGTAGGTGCTCATTGGCCAAGGGCTTTCCGTCATCAGGTGCGTCCGTGGGGTGACTGTTGCTTTGTTGTATTATGAATGTACTGACAATCCATTTGTCACTTGAAATAGGCATACAGCCCTGATGTGGGTGCGTCCAGTACGCAGGGAACAGTGCTATTGAACCTACTCGTGCAGGCACAAAAACATCCTGATGACGAAAATATGTTTCTCCGCCGACATCAACTGTATTCAGGTAAACAACAGCACCAAGAACACGCTCCGGAACAGTCGCGGGGAGCGGCCCTCCATCAATGTGCTCACGGTAGTACCCACCGCCCTTTATGTATCTTTGCACCCTGAAGCCAGTATCAGACATTCCTGGCCAATCCCAGAGCCATGTAAATTGTTCTTGGTAGTAACCAACACAAGAAAATAGTACTTGAGTAACTTCATTCTCATAAGATGAAAGTGGTTCTGGCGGAACGCCGCTGTTTATCAAATTAGGGGATGACCAACTCATGTCCATGCTGTTTTTAACGTATGGCATTAAGCCGCCCATGACCGGCCCTGGAGAAAATAATTTTTCGTAATATGTTGATAATTCCCGAATCACCGAGGAACATAATTCTTCGCTCAAAGCATTTTCGGCAACCATAATGGCCGAGGACTTTCCCGCAGGCCATGAAAATTTGATAGTCATAGATAGTATCTCGTTTCAGGCGTACGACAGAAATTTTTCGTAGACATTAAGGATGTCTCGCAAGTGAAGTTGAGCGCTGTCACTGTAGGCGGCGTTCGAAAAATTAGGTTGCCAGGTGAAGGAGCCATCTACCAACTCTAGGTCGTCCGGGTCCACTCCCGCAAGTAGCGCAGCAGTAAATAATTCTGTTTCCAACCGGCGACGCGCAATTTCTCGTGCAGTAGTTTTTTGACTTTCCGTAATGATGAATTCCATATCAAACCCCTATCAATCTCGTCTCATGATTTTAAACAAAGATGTTTTTTCTGGTTTGGCTAATTCAGAGTCTACATCTCTTTGCAATTTTTTGTATTTACTTTTCTGGTTGAGCGGCATGAATGCCCCGCCGAACCCTCTGTGCTTGAGGAGGTCGTAAGACCTTGAATTGCCCCACAGGATTTCCGATTCCTTGCTTCTCTTAAATGGAATAACGTGCCACATGGGGCGCCCTATTTCAAGTTCGAAAGGCTCGTCCCCCAGCACACTAATGACCATATGGGCGGAGTGATAGTAGTCTGTATTGACCACCGCCGGAAGCATTGTGTAATTTGGATCGGGGTCCCAGAGCGGGGGCAGAAACAGGGATGACCAACCCGGTGGAGTTTTTATTTTCCAGGGATTGATGACCTTGATGTAGTTTGATTGTTGAAGTTTACGTGCCCTGGAAACAGGGCATTCTCCTGTTTGCGAATATGAGAAACCCTCAATCAAAAATTGTTGACAGTCGCGCGTCAGGTCAAACTGTGCTTCCCAATTCCTGCCGTTCAATGACGGACGAATCATCAATTTGGCCCACAGTGGAATGGTAAAGCCTGTTGCAAGATAATCAGACGTGCCGGAGCACCGCTTGATGCTTCCCTCGGCGCCGCTGAGTTCCTTCCACCACTGAGGCCAATTTCCTGTATTGACGTATGGGCGACATGAGTCGTCCATTAAATTAGGGTCAGGACAAGACAGCAACACTTGATTCTTTTTTAATTTAGGCAAATCATCAAAAACTTCTGGATTAACTATTTGCAGTTGCTTTGAGCGCCTGGGCATGGTCCACCAATTTCTGTTGAATGAGTTCCAATGATATTTGTGAAATATTCTTTCTAGAGGACTGACGAGAATTGTATGCGTCTAGTTGTATTGATGCAATCTCCTTGTTGAGCACCCCCTGGCCCTGGGCCACATGCCACAAATGTGCTGCACCAAATAATTCAAATCCCGTTGAGGGTATGTCGTGATGCTCAGGGCACCTGGTGTTCCACAATTCAAGAAGGTGCGCCAACAACTCCGGTTTTTCTGCCTTTTGCTGTTCCGCCCACATCGGTGTGTCGTCTCTGTCTGAAATATAGTGGAGTGAAATCATGCATAGAATATTTTCCATAATAGAATCCATGACACGGTGATATTCCTTGACTCCGTATGTTTTCTCACGCGAGAATGTTGGAAGGTATGAGCAAATAAGCCTGGCCTGTTGAATCGTAGTAGAAATTGATGTTGCCTCAAGCGGTTCAACAAATCCTGCAGCCAATCCAACTGCGACACAATTGTTTTTCCAAGTTGTTTTGAAGTACCCCGATTTGAAAGAAAGCGTTTTCGCTGGCTCTATTTCAAACCCGTGAGTGTCTGAAGCCTCTTTAACCGCCTCATCGACCGAGCAGAAATCTGATGAAAAAACATAACCATTACCGCGGCGTTTCTGGGTTGGAATTTCCCACATCCAACCATTTTTTAATGCCCTAGCGCGTGTATATGGGCGTATCTGACCCGACGGGCACGATGGCGTTGGGAACGCGACTGCGCTATCACATGGGAGATACTTGCGATATGAAACAAAATTATTTTCCGAAATTGTGCTCAATATTTCACGACTGAACCCTGTTGCGTCGATAAAAAAGTCACCCTCAATTACACCCGGGTGCGAATCAATTTGTATGTGCTGAATAAACCCATGCTCATCTGCTCTGACATCTGTTACATTCGCATCAATAAAATAAATCTGCCTCTGTTTTGCAATCTGCGTCAGAAACAAGTTCAGTTTAAATGTATCGAAATGATATTGATTTGTTCCGAGATGCGTCTTGTCTCCGGCATCAATAATTTTGTTATCTATCAAACCGCGCCACGAGAATACGCTCGTTAGGGGCCAGCCATTCTCTAGCGCATGGGCGTAGCCGCCCCAGAAAGTCCCCGCACTTAAGCCCGTCCCACCCACGCTATGGAAATAGTCTGGCGTATGATTCGTCCAATTTTCGTATCTGATGCCGTACTTGTGCGTAATGTCGGCATTTCTTATCATGTCATGAACATCGATGCCGATGATTTCTTGAAAAAGACGCCAATGCTCTGTGGAGCCCTCGCCCACGCCCACGATGCCTATCGCGCTAGAGGAAACAACAACAACCTTATAGTCTGTAAAAAGAGTTTTTATTATAAGTGCGGTTACTAATCCTGCGGTCCCCGAACCAGCGACCACTATTGTCTTGTTTTTCATTTTTTGACCACAAATGTGAAGCCTGTTGCTAGGGGAACATGAAATAGATACTTGTCGTCGTCCTCGGTCAGGCGCGACAGATACTGGAAATAGGGGTGCCTCTCCTTCAGCGCATACAGTGCCCCAAAATCATTGACGGTATTGAGAATCATAAGTGAGTTCTGCGCAAGTTTTTCCCAGGCACTGTCAATAATTGAGAAATCATGGCTCATCATCTCGGTGTCAACAAAAAACACATCATAGTCAGTATCAATCACCCCACTCGCAAAATCTTGCATAGAGATGATGTGATCGTCCGGAATTTGCGCACCTATATATTGCTCCAAATAATCAATACTTGTTGTATTGACATAGTCTACGCGGGGAACAATTTCATTGAGCGTTGCAGCAAGAACATAATTCATGCCACAGAATAATAATTTAGAAGGATTTTTAATCCTTACGATTATTTCCACAATGGAGCGACTCAAAATTTCTATATCCATTGTTGAGCCCGTGAGATTACCTGGGTCAAGCCAATTTAGTTGGACGGAAAATCCAATAGCAGAACGACTTCTGTCCACGCCTGTTTCAACTTCTGACTGCAGAAACTGCGCATTTTTTGCGACAACAAGTGCCTTGTCTATTTCTGAGGAAGCCGTATGAGATAGCAGGTTTGCAAATTGGAAAACACCATAATTATCACTCATTTTCTATTCTCCATTTGAGAACATGAAACAGGTACCAAAAGCGCCTCAATGACATTTGATTTCTGCGCAATTCGGCGTGCCGTTCGATTGCTATGGGTGAATTTTGGTCATGACCGGCCGCCCCATATACATTGCTACAGGCTTCCTGTAGGTCGTTTAGGGTAACATCAGCAATGTCTTCAAGGTCAAAACCGAGTGTTGCAAAAACTATTGCTAGTTGCTCCTGGGCATAATTGAAATCGTCTTGCAAGTTATAGCCCATTGTTCTCGTCCTCAATTACAAAAACTATAGGTTGGTCAAGCATTGCGCAGGAAATAATGATTTCATCAGGTGTTTTGTAGCGACTCGTAATCGGGTCAAAATCAAAATCACCAAATTGCTCAGCGTTTGGGTCCCTGGGTTCTGGTGTCATCGGAACCACGTCACCAGAGAATATTTTACGGTTTCATCTTTTTCGCCTACGGGCTCAGCGATGTGTAGATACGGATAATTTGATGGGAACATAATTACACTCCCTGCTCGTGGCTCAATATTTACATTAAAGCGGGGGAATACTAGATTGCCTCCAGTGAAATTGTCGTTCAGAAAAGCAACCAGACTCAAACTTCGTGCGTTGCTTCTGAAGTGGTCATGGTGGGCGTGATACTCGGCGCCGCCGCCATACTTGAGCACGCGATACCCTTCGTCTGCTTCTAGGCTCAACTCAAAGATATTTCTGTAGTCCCATACAATCGGGTCAATTTTTTCCCAGATTTTCCGCCACTCGGAAACAAGAGGAATCATTCGTTCGACGCGGACCTCATCAGAGCCCAGGGGTGCTAATTCGCAGCCCAATGATGTTCTCATGTTGGAAATCTGCCCTTCACCAGTGGCGGACTTTTCCCATCGCACATATCCCCAAGTCTGGGAGCACTCTTCTTCAAGGAGTTTAATGAAATTATCAGCGTCAAAAATATTGTCATACTGGCAAATTGCGACGGCGTGCTCTTTAAATTTCATGTCACTCAGCGATTCTCGCGCGAATTTGTTCAAGTTTTTCCAATGCCTCTAGAATATTGACGAACTGTTCACGCAAACCCAAGTTTTCCTCGGAGATGTCCGTCAGTGGATTAAGGGTCTCCATATCAACTGAATCTGGGTCCAATCCGGCGATGATAAGGCATGTAAACAACTGCTCCTTAAGACCCCCTACCCGTAGGTCAATTGCTGCCAACTTACGCTCTTGACTCAGTGTGTCAAAAAATCCCATTATTTTATCTCCTTGGTTCGTCCTGTACTGTAACTACATTCTTGCACATCTCAGCACCGTTCCGCGTACTTATAACGACATAGTTGCCGGGTTTGGGAAATCTGTGTTTCACAACAATCCGATGCTCTTCTATAATGTCCGGCACCATCTCACCCACGACCCGCTCAATGTCGTCATCATCATCTATTTCCATAAGAATCAATTTTATTTCTTTACACGATTCAAAATCATCTACCATAGTAAAAACAAACAATTGATTTACGCCAATCGGGGAGTTACACTCAACATATTTTTCGACGGGGATAGAAAGCAAGGTCACCCGAGAATCATCAAAATCTAAAGTTTTTGTTCTGGGGGAATGCCCATTTAGTATTGGCAAAACCCATAGACGAGCAAGTTTTGACGCCTCTTCAGCCATTGAATCGTCTGGACAAAAAATGACTCGGTCCATTAGATATCAACGACTTTTGTAAAGGGGAAGTTGCTGTGGCTCATCTGCGTGTTGGCTGTTCCGGCGTTGCGCGCAATAACTATAACGCCTCCATCCTTGCCGGTCTCTCCAGTTGAGCCGGAACTTGCTGTGCCTGCCGTTCCCCCGGCACCCCCAGGGCCACCCGGCCAATTTGGATGCGGAGTCGCGGACGGATTCGCAAAGGGATTGCTGCCCGTTGAGCCAGCAGGATGGTTTGACGCGGGGTGAGGGAAAACACCTGCGTTGTGTCCTGAGTTCCCGGGGTGCGCCGCAACATAATTAAGTCCGTGACCCGCGTTGTGGTGCCCAGGGTGAGAGCCCGGGCCGTGGGCGTGGTGGCCGTGCCCAGAGTTGTGATTACCGGCGTGATGCCCAGAGGGGTGATGATGTGAACCGTGCCCAGGGTTGTGAGTACCGCCGTGATGTCCAGGCCCATGAGGATGTGTACCGTGCCCAGCGTTGTGCCCTTTGCCCTGCGGATTGGCATTGTGGTTAGTATGAGCGCTATGGGGTCCATTCGCAGGGTGGGGGCCAACATTATATCCAGGCCCATGATGAATGGCATTGCTGTGTCCGTTGTGGTTAGTAGTAATATTATGGGGCCCATTCGAAGGGTGAGAGGCATGATGCGTTCCACTCGGATGATGATGAGCATTGCTGGTTGCGTTGTGTTGCAGGTGAAAGCCAGTTCCATTGGGACCATGAGACCCGGTGGTATGTCCAGGCCCATGATTTACATGGTTGTGGTTCGCGTTGTGAATCGCTGGGAGAGGTCCGCCCGCATTGTGAGCGACGCCGGGGTGTGACTCTGGAATTGAGTTATTAAATGGGGTTCCGGTGTGGGCATTAAAACTATGAGGACCATTCGCCGGGTGAGGCACACTCCCTGCGGGGTGTCCTCCAGCATTGTGGCTTGCGGGCCGAGTCGGCGCGGATGTTCCTGGGTTGCCAGCAGAACCAGCAGTGGCGGCGCTTCCCGCTGAACCCGCCAAACCCCTACTTACAATCGTGCCGGACCCAGCGAGAGTCTTGGTAACTACGATGACTAGACCACCGCCAAGACCGCCTGAGCCTCCAGCCCCTGCGGTGGCTGCAGTTCCAGGGTTCCCGGCGTTTCCGATACCACCGGGCTCACCCGCGCTCGCGCCAGGAAAAACACCCAAAGGACCAGCGCTACCAGCACTACCAGAACCCGCGTTAGAAATAATTGCTCCAGCACTGCCTGCTGCCCCAAGTGAACCAGAACCAATTTTAGTTATAGTGCCGGCTGCGGTAATAAACCATCCAGCAAGTGCGTCGTCCAAATCGTTCAGCGCAGAAGTATCAATAGAATTTGTACTATCCCCCCAAGCGCTGTTCGGATTGAGTGAGCCTTGTCTGCCAGCAATAGTGCCGCTACCATCAGAAATGTTTGCCGCCGTAGCCGTGGGGAAACCGATTACTCCATTATTAGTTAATGTTCCTTGTACGAAAATACGAAAACCGTTAGTAACAAGCACTCCACCGGAATCAACGGTCAGAGAGGAGTAGTACATATCCCGTATGAGGTGTACTGTTGTGCCATTAGTAATGGTGACAGAGCCGTCTAGTCCTGTGCCAAAAATGGAGTCTCCGCCAGTTCTCTGAACTAATGATTTATTTATTTTTCTGACCGCGCCCATCGCTAAACAACCTGTGAATAAATTACGGTTCCCGAGTTGCAGCCAGTTCCGCCAGTAACATCCGTCGATACGCTGGGATGTATGACAGAAGCGGAAGAGATAACAATAATTACTCCTCCCCCGCCCCCGCCCGAGCCAGGAGTTCCGGGCGCTCTAATTTGTGCCGTTCCTCCGGCAACACTGATGTACCTCGCGGCGAGAATTACGACACCACCACCTATGCCAGCAAAACCGCCGGCCCCTCCGCGCAAAAAAGTAGGTGTAGTTGATGTGCCGGTAACGGAATATCCACGAACAGACTGATTTGGTTGGTAGTAGAAGTTTGTTCCCCCCGTAGCCGCGGTCGGAGCGGTGGCGGTCTGCGTTGCACTTGAGCCCCCAAGACTGTGAGTCACCGCAGTCGCAATTCCGCCACCCTGTTGTATTGAGCCAGCAGTGGAAAACCCTATTGTATAACCGATGGTTGAACCATTATTCAATGTCAGAAGATTTTGAACGAAGATGCGGTATCCGCCGGGGTTAAGTCGAACGCTTGCAGAAAGAGTTAGATTGTAAAAAAACAGGTCCCTTGTTGCCGTGTAAATGGATGACGCTGGAGCCATACCAAGGACAGTAGTTGACCCATCTAGCGTCTGGCTGCCGTCAACAGATGAGCCGTATACGGAGTCGGGGGCGTCAAGGAATGCACTTAAATTAGAGTTCGCTTTTGATGTTGTTGATGGTCCAGAGACGACGCTCAAACCACCTCCATTGACAAAAAAGAACTTACCCATTTTAGTATTCCTCGTATCCGTTCAAAATTACATTTACGGTTGTTCCTGCGCTTGCCGAGCCAAGTATTTGGTCGGAGGTCGTGGCGCTTGCTGCGGAAGCGCCACCCTCATTAGTCAAGACCAGCGATGTCGACAGCGTGATTGTTTCGTTGGCTGCGAGGGAAAAACCGCTGAGAAAGTTATTGGATGTTCCAACAGAAACATTTTTTACCTTCAATGACATGGTTACGGTAACCGCGCTACCAGACGTATTGCATAAAACAATTTCCTTGATAACCGCAGTGGTTCCCCCGGTGCTTGAGTTGGGCACTGTATATATTGATGAGTTGGCAGTATTTGACAACTGCGCTGGACCTGCTAGTCGTTTTACTAAAACTGGCATTAGATTACCTCCATAATGAATCTACGATTATCAGTAGTTTCACGACGAACTTCTACTGACGCGGTTACATAGGTTGATGTGTTCGTCGAATCTTGCGAGTCTTGTGCCGCTTCTTCCCCGGCCGTAAAATTGGCGGTTGAAGCCGTTTCCGTTGACCCGTCATATGTGTAGCGTACTCTTGTCATTATTCACCTCTCACTAGTTGGTATATCCGTAAAGTTTCCAGGACCCAGATAAGTTGACTGCAGAAGAACCCAGTCTAAAACTTTGAAATTGTATCCCATTATAGGCATTTGCCGTAGTGTGCTGAACGGTCCCCGTATAGTTGCCAAATGTCGATGCGCAGTGTGCTGAAATTATTGTTCTGTCAGCAACATTGGGGCGAGAAATATCCATAACTATGTGGCTGTCTGCGTTGGCTATTACTCCACAAATACCGAGAGATGAGTTTTGCCCGAAGAAATTGTCACTGCTTCCGCCATAAGTTAGGCCCTGAACTGCGTAGTAGTAACTTGTTGTAGCAGCCGTGCTGCCCGATAGTAGATTTATAAAAAATAAATATGTATTTGAACTATTGGCCTGTAGGTCACTGATTATCAATCGATAATTGTCATAAGTGGCCGAAAAAACAGATTGTAAATTAACCTGCGTAGCGCCAGAAAATGTTCCGCTTGATAGATATACAAGCCCAATATTTCCTGTGGTGGCAATGGTTCCGTTCGCATTGGGGAGTGTTAGGGTCCTGTCTGCAGAGAGCGTTGTCGGCGTAAGCGTTACTTCGTAAGTTCCGGAGCCTCCAGCGCGACCCCGAAGTGCTACACCATCTTCGGTGGCTACTTCTCTTGCGGTGATAGAACCAATGACATCTAGTGATGTTGCTGGCGATGAGGTATTGACACCGACGCGGTTATTTGTTGCGTCAACATAAAGCACATTTGTGTCGACTGATAGCGCTGCCGCAGAGAGCCTCGTTCCGTCAAATGTGAGATTCGCACTACCTGCGGCTGCGTTTGAACCATCTTTGTATACAACTTGGTTAGCACTGCCAGCGACTGGGCCAGTTGCGCCCTGCGCGCCCTGACTTCCAGTTGCGCCTTGCGCGCCTTGCGCTCCGGTTGCTCCAGTAGAACCCTGCGGTCCGGTGTCCCCCTGCGGACCCGTTGCGCCTTGTGGGCCCGTTGCCCCCTGTGCTCCTGTCGCCCCCTGTGCGCCCTGAGGACCAGTTGCCCCAGTCGCACCAGTATCACCCGTGGCTCCCGTGGCTCCCTGTGCGCCAGTTGCCCCCTGCGGACCCTGTGACCCTGCTGCTCCCTGAGGACCCGTGGCTCCTTGGGGTCCTGCATCGCCCTGAGCGCCCTGAGGGCCGGTCGAACCCTGGGGTCCTTGCGCACCAGTTGCTCCCGTCGCACCCTGAGCACCCGTTGAGCCCTGTGGCCCCACATCACCCTGTGGTCCTTGTGCACCAGTTGCGCCGGTTGCCCCTTGGGTACCTGTCGCACCTTGCGGTCCCTGTGCCCCCGTTGCTCCGGTTGCCCCCTGTGCACCCGTAGCACCAGCGTCTCCTTGTGGACCCT